ATATAAATAAAACGCAATTATCACCACCTCCTGCAACATCTAATGATGCATACATCGTTTCGCCCGGCTTATACGGATTAGTCCATATATCTTTTACCATTTGGCGAGATACCATTGCCATTCCTTCGGTTTCGGCATTCCAATCTTCATCAAATAATTTTCTAGTTTCCGTATCCCCAAGATTAAAGATGTTTGCTGCGTGTTTCCCTTTCGTAGCAGATAATAATACCATGTTTTCGGACATCTTACAAGGTCTGAATGTAATGCTCATTACAAAATCTTCGGCTACCATACCTTTTGCTTTTAAATCCTCTGGCACTATGATGTGAGCCTTTTGCATAACTTCTTCTCTTGTGTCTCCCCATATTATATCCTTAACCGAGTCCCCACCGATTTTCGCATAACGAACCTTTTCTATCCTCTCAGGGATTACACGTCCATTTTCGTCAATCCACCAGTCAATCAACTGACGAGTAAAGTGGTGTGAATTGGTGTTAAATGTCATTATAAATTTTGGCGGTACTTTTGAGCTATCACGATTTCGACTTAATAGGTAGTTTATAATTTTCCAATCATGGTCTGTCGCTTCATCTATAAATATGGCTGAGTTTTGAAAGTTCTTGAATTTTTCTTGTGCATCGAAATAACCCTTTTCTGTCTCTGCCGAAAAATTAGCGTGAGTAAAAGTAACCGATGTTCCCCATATCGGCCATGAGAAAGTAGGGTTATCGCTGCCTGTAAATTCTGACCCGCCAAAATCAAAAACTCTTTTAGCATCGTCTATAATTGTTCCAGAACCGCCCTTAGTTGCTATAAGTTGTTTTTTTACAATAAGACAACCATATCCCTTTCTGTGAATACCATCCAATGCTTTTAATAGGAGCCCCAAGGTTTTACCCCCACCTGGCTGCCCACCCAGTAGTATAATGTCGGCAGGAGAGGTGAACATAAATTCCTGCAATCCCTCTTGTGGAATATAGTCTACATTATCTCTGACTTCAACTCCATTGACAAAAACCTTACCCGCTTTTTGTACAGTACCTTTTTCTCGTATTACCTTCGGATATAACTCCGGCCACTCAGCAAACTTATTTTTCAGAATTATCATAAATAAGAAATTTTCTACAAATATAATACAAAATTTGCAGATACATATTTTTTGCAATATATTTGCCACCTATAATACCACGAAACACGTAGTATGCTCAAATTAAACTAAATAGAAACCCTATGAAGTTCACCGCTTTAAACGCCAAGGAAAGCATCCTTGCAAAATTGGGAAGCACCCGAAAACTTAGTGACCGAAGTATTGATGAAATGATTGTAAATGCGATGGCATTTGCTAGTGAAGAAACAGAGTTAGCAGACTTTTTAAAGAATGCAGAACCGATGTTTGTAACCGCTAATGGAAATCTTATCAAAGAACAATCAGATTTTGTCAAAGATTGGGAAACTAAAAACCCGAAACCAGCAACACCGGCAGCAGTCCTACCAGTAACACCTACAGGCGGATTAACAGCCGAACAGGTAGCAGCAATTGTAACTAAGTCACTTGAACCATTTGCATCAAAGCTTGGCGAAATTGATACACAGCGTACAACTGAATCTATTTTTACTCAGGCGCAAAAAGCATTTCTTGGCACAAACAAGCTTGATGAAACAAACGAGCGTGTAAAGCTTATTAAGGAACGTGTTTTTTCAACGGTGAAAGCTACTATCGGGAAGGATTCAAAAGTGGAAGATATTACCGCTACCATGAAATCCGAATTTGATGATTTGGTGAAAATTGCAGGAGTTGATACTCCTTACATTCCAGCCGAAGCATCAGGAGGACACGGAAACGCGGATGATGCCCAATTTGCAGGAGCAATTAAAACGCTCCAAGGGTTAGGCAAACTTCCTACACTAGAACCCGCAAAAACAAATTAGTATTAACTTAACAAATTAACAAAACATGGGCTTTTTAAATCTAGGAGGTTTTGATGTAAACGCATCTGCCTCTCAATCATTCGGTGGGTTTATCCCCATATGGATGGCACAGGAAGATATAGGCGTTTTACCAGGTGGAGGTCAGCTTGCAGCCGAATATCTGGTTGCGAATACTATAATTCCAGCAGGAACACCTATTTACCAGGCATCCATTGGTGGAGTACAAATTCCGCTTGAAGTTTTTGAACTTACTGCTGATGTTTCTACTGCCGATACTAATATTACCATTAAAAAAGGTAATCTTGGAACAGTACCAACATCCAGTCATATATTTATGGTAGCACCCGCATCAGGTATAACTGGTAAAGCTGCTGTAAATACAGCCGTTGCTATCAACGCATCGGGTTACTACGATGTAAGTATTTCTGCAAATGCAATTGGAGCTGCAACTGCCGGTGATTATCTGGTATTTGGCGCATCTGCTAATGCTGCTGCTATTATGAAAGCACCCGCAAATGGGCTACTTTTGCATGATTGTGTTATTGGTATAGGAGCTATCGCAGCACACCTTACGATTGTATGGGATGGTGAAGTATTGGAAGATCGTATTCCAACAGTTCCCGCAAACATCAAGGCTCTATTGCATGATATCAAATTCATTAAAGAACTATAGCCATGAATACTTACCCAACCGCAACATACGACTTATTGGCTGGCGCACTAGGTGTGAACAGCGCATATAAACTCCAAGGTTTCTTGGATACTGTGATGGCAAGCAAATACAATTCCGCACAATGGGATGGTTTTAGTTTTGCTCCGGCAATGCAACTCGATTTTACTTACGAGCAAATTCAGAAAGAGTTGAATCTTTATAAAATGGCAACTTACGTGTCTAACGATGCCGATGCTATTCCTGATGGAACAAAGGGATTTACCCTATCAACAGGTAAAATTCCTCGTCAGAAAAAAGTTCAATTTTACGATGAAGATTCTTGGCGTAAACAAGCAATTCTTAATCAAATGTATGGTGCTGCGGCTGATTCCGCATTATCAAACGCACTTGCTGAATTGTTCAATAGAGTTGATTATTTGATTGGTGGTCATACAATGGCTATCACTTATCAACGTCACCAAATGGTATCTGCTCATCAATTGGAACTTACCAATACAAACAACCCTCGTGGTATTAAAGATGTTTTCTCTGCTAACGTACCTGCTGCCAATATAACTACGTTAACAAGCACTAAACGTTGGTTTACTACCAATACGAGTGGAGTATATACAGTAGACGGTGCTGCAAGTAATCCAATTCAGGACTTGACAGATATGATTTATACTGCTGAACTGAAAGGTATTACTGCTAAACACTTTGAAATTGACCGCTTATATGCCCGTCAAATTGCCAATCATCCAAAGATTATTGCTGCAATCGGCGCATATTTGTATCCAATGTCAGAAACAGTTTCGCAAGCAGCCGCTACCGGTTTAATTCAACTTGAAAAGAGAATGCAGATTCTTGGAGAAATCTTAGGATGCCCATTCACTTTGATTGACAGTATTGTAAACACTGAAAAGACGGTGAAAACGAATAATGTGTTGACACTGGAAGATACTCAAATCCGGTCATTTGCAGATAACGTTATCGTTCTTGTACCAGATGGACAATTGGGAGAAATTTTAGCTGTTCAGCCTTTTGCTGCTACAGGTGCATTATCAACCGCTTCTTATTACGGTGGTAGATTACTGATGACTGTAACCGCTGATCCTAAACGCAAGATTCAACAGTTTGATACGGAAATGACTACTTTGTTAGTTCCTGACAAACCAAAATTCATGTGGTACTTACACCCTTACGCATCGGCTTAACCTATGACAATCAACCAATATCTACAGGCAACTCTCACTAATTTCACTTTTTCAGACGTTTTTATTGAAAAAGCATTACTGAAATATGGAATTACAAGTGGCGCAGATGCCGCAGATATTGGTGAACGGGAAAGGGATTTAAGCGAGGCAGAAATGTGGGATGCTGCTGCCGGATTTATTTCTGGCGGCGGTGGATTGGTAAAGATTGATAACAGGAGTGTTGGAAATTCTTCTTTTTCTGCAACTCAAAGCGACCGTGCTGCTTGGCGTAGTAAGGCGGATGCATTGAGAGCTAAATGGGGAGAAGTTTCAGTAGATAGTGGAATTATTTATGATGCATCTAACTTATGGTAATAGATAGCTCTATATTCTATCCTGACACTTGCGTAATATCAAGGTTCGATGGATCAATCAATGCAAGTACTGGAGACGAAATTCCTACTTCTGTGTATTCAGGAATATGTGGGTTTAATTTAAATCATACCGGAGATACTGCATTGAATGGATTAGAATACACAAGTGCCCCAAAAATAATCATACCGACCTACGATGTACTATTCAAGGTTAACGATACCGTTATTGTAACTTGTTGGTCAGGGAGGATTATTAAGGGGACACTTAAAAATTATGATCCGTGCAATTATCCGGGAATGACAGGTGCAACAATTTGGTTGAAACAAGGACAAGATGAGTAAATTTTCTGCACAAAATGCATCTATTGTCGGTTCTAAAATGAACGGAGGTGGTTACTTTGCCAACATCCAGAAACTTCGATTAGTAGCCGATGAAATAATGCAAATTGGCAGAGAGTCGATACCTTACGATACTGGAAATTTAATGGACAGTACGGGAATTGGAATTTATATAGATGGAGTCTTAATTGATTTCAGATATGAAAACCAAGCCAATGTACCGCAAACATTTCATGGACAAGTAGTATGGGGAAAAGACAAACTTGACAAAGCATTAACTCTTGGAGCATCTATTTATAATACTGGCGTTTGGATAGTGCTGTTTTCTACAGTTCCTTATGCAATATATCAGGATAGATTAAGTGGGTTCTTTACAGACGTAATGAAATCAAATATGAAATACCTTGTTTTATCTCAATTTAAAACGAAATTATGAGCGCAGTTCCATTAAATATAGATGTATCAACTCCACTAAGAACCTTGATGGCTTCTGCCGGTGCTGATTGTTCGATTTATGTAAATGGCGGATTACCTAGTTCTGGATTGCCTGCTTCGTTTATCTTAATTGAGCCAAACGGAGGAATTAAAACCAACGCTAGTAAATTCGGAAATGCATTCTGCGTTTTATCAGTTTCGATTTATGTTGCATTACTGTCGAATGGCGCAGTTAACCCGACCAAAGAAGATATACTTCTTGGCAAATTTCAATCACTGTTTCAGTCCGTAATAAAAACCACAGTGGGGTCAAATCATTTTACCTATGAACTTTCGGCAAATCCAATGATGTATTCAGGGAAAAGTCTAATTTCAGGGTACTCAACAAAAATATTAAACGTAAATTGTTTTATAAACTATTAAAAAATTAAAATTATGGCTAATACAATTGGATATTTTCATACGACGCTCGACGCTATCTTCAACGGAGTAGGCGATGTAGTAACGTTTGATACCGTAATAGATGCATCTTATGGTGCATTATCACTCTCCGGTCTTGCCAATGGTAAATCGTTGGGAAATTTGTATAACGGAACTGCAAAATATACCGGTTCTGCTCCGACTATCACTAATTTGAAGAACGAGCAAGGCGCGGCTGTTTACAGTTACCCAGAAGATGGAACATTTTCTTTTGAAGTTGTTGTCATGGGATTGAATACTGAAAATGTTGTTAAGTTCTTAAAAGGTGCAACTGTTACATCTTCGGATTCTTCTATTTCTTGGCAGGGTGCAGGTGCTGTTCATACAGGTTTTGGAGATGCTGTTGCATCTCAATTCATGCCAGTTTCTTGGCTTAACCGAGAAAAAA